CTAAGTGAATAAGCTAAACTAATTGTAAACATAAAATGTATTGTTAATACTAACTAAAGTTTTTACAACTATGGGCTAAAATTTAATTGAACTCAACGAACAAACAACCTCTTCATCATCTGGATAGGTCAATGTTGGGTGGTAACGTTTAAAATGGTCACGATATAAAGCGTTAAGCGCAATTAAAAGTTGAAGCTCGTTTTCTGAACTTTCAACAGTGTTGAAAATTAAATTTAACAAACGAGTTTTCAAAAGGGAAAAATTTGTTTTCACCGTAGTGAAACTACTTGGTGAAATATATTTTCGGGGGGCAACAGGAATTGAATATGACATATTCGAACCTGGTGTCACCCAAATAGTGGCTCTAGGATTTGAAGAATCCGTAGATTTTGAATATTCAAGCACTTGAAGTACTAAATATCCATTATATGAATCAAGATCATATGCTGGCATTACTGGTTCAATTTTCATCCACTCCACATCGATGAGAGTTTCACCACCATGCAACACATGTTCTTTACGGTTAAATTGGGATAGCTCCTGAACCGACATGGCAGTGATTTGTTCCCTAGTATAAATTGGAGGCACCTGAGCAATTATTAAACGTGCATTTGTAAATGCATTCGCAACAGATGTAACCTTCATTTTACAAAAGGAATCACGGCCAGCCACACTCCTTGGCCCAACATATGCATGACGCAATGCTTCAACTTGGGCATGGGAAGGCGTTGTCGCTCCAGAAGTATTCCAAGCAATAGGATTAATTATTGAAGTAATACGCAAGTTTTCTACTATATCAAAAGTATGGTAAGGGACAAAAATTTCTCGTTCAGGTTGAACATTAACAACGGTTTGCCCAAGTGGACGAGCCGTTGTATTACTAGCAACATTTGAAATAGCTGAGGGCAATTTTGCAGATGAAACATCAACCTGAGCACCACCTTCTGAACTCTCTCCTGGCTGTGCTGGAGCTTGATGAGTTAAATTAGCTTTCCTATTTCTAACACTTACAGGGGTAATAGTTGACGGAATAATTGCAGCATTATAATTTAAACTAAAAGTAAAATCAGCCCAATTATTAAGCATAGCACCAGCATACGTCGTAGCTTTATAATTTCCAGACACCCTACCAATAGTCCCTACTAAAAATGGAAATGCACTCGCTTCACAATACGCTCCAGTCGAATCACTACCCCACACATCAGTAGTCTTTTGCCAATTCGGAAGATAAGTACCTAAAGTTGAATCATACAAAACAGACAATAAACAATCATGCTCACTAAACTTAAACACAGATTTTTCACTATCTGAATCATATGACCAAGCTTTTGCTCCATCAATAGTCCCCAAAGTACAAAATACATCATCTCCTACTCTACAAAATATCCATGTATAATCTGTTGCACCAACTAATATATTTGTAGTGGTTGCAATATGAATATTTTGATTTAACCTATTTTGTAATTTTTCAGAAAAATTTCCAAATATAACGAAAGCATTTGATGGTATAGGGGGGGGACTAATAACATAATTCATGTCATCAGCACCAGTAGCAAAAGTTATCTGAATGTTATCTGTTCGAGTTCCCTTCTTAGTAAGAACAACAACTGGATTGGGATCTAACCAAACTCCTCTATGGCCTCCAGTTTGTGACCCACGCCACACACATGCTTCACCATCTTCCAAAGAACCATCCCCAGAAACACCAGGAATTATCCACGTGGCATACCGAAATGAAGCTAGATCTTTTACATCAAACTCAGACAAATGTTGACTCAGAAAACTACGTGAATTTTGGTGGATATTAGATTGTATCGGCTGAGGTGCCATTCCATTCGATGCTACAATTGGTTGCGGCTCTCCTGTTCTAACATCCTCTTGATATGGATAATACCAAGGTCCATCAGCACTAATACCCACTTGCAACCAACCATTTTCATCTTCATGAGTATAAAATACTGAACTACAAGGTACTGACATTACATATTGGGGTGAAGCTCTACCTGCAAATCTAGCAACCAAATACACTATAAAATCTACTCCTGCTTTTACAACTGGTCCGGAACCTGGAAAGATTCCCTCTGTTATCAAACCAACACCAACAGAAAAGAACGTCCACCAAAAAGATATTTTTCCAGTCTTTTCATCACGGGCTACTTGTTGAGCACCGACATAAACATCTTGAATTGCTGGTTCACGGAACGCTCCAATATCATCTACCATTTGCGGAACAGAGGGTTGAAGTTCTGGTATACACATAGACAAAGTAAATTTAATAGGCTGAGGGTTAGTGGAACGAGTTACACTTGAAATAACGGAAAAACAAAAAGTTGACACTACATCGGAATTATTTATAATTCCATAATTTGGTAACGAATAATTAATACGAAAATAAAGTGTTGGTGTATCAGCAAGCCAAAACAATACACCAGGATAATTTTTCTCATCGCCTGCTACTGCAGGAAAATTTCCAGGTTTAGCATACGCTTTAATCTGTAGATTTTCCCCAATAGGCAAACGTACATCTAACCTAACAAGAAAATTTGGACGTTTATAACAAAACAAGCGGGAATAATGAGCTGGGCGTCGGAGCTTTCCGATACTCAATGGATGTGATTCAACAGCCTTTAGTTCGCCTTGATAGACAACCTCAAAAACTTTTAAATATTCGGGGTACGGAGCTGAATCACTAGGGGGGGTAACATGCTCTATTGCAGTTGTTTGCAATAATTGAACCACATTTTGAACTCCATCGGGGGTCATTTCATTGCTGATACTGACCTCATTCAAATCAATTGAAAGCGGAGTAAAAGGTGCCTCAGGAGCATCTTCTCCTGATACAAAATCTGAATGACGCATCATCTTATCACAGAATTCGAAGATACGACAACAAAAATTTGCTTTTTCTTTTAACGAAAACAAAGGGTACACACTCGCTATGTTTTCTGTAGGAAATTGACAATACAATAACCTACTATAATCTAATATTGGATTCATTAACCTAATCTCTTCATCAATAAGCTATATTGTACCTCGTAAGAACGAACTAACAACATAGCAGCTTTGGACCTAAGTTCATAAGGAACTCCAGACTGAGGGGAACTGCACTTATCTTTTAATACATTCCTAAAATAATTAAAATAATTTTCACCATGCATACAAGATTCGAGCATACTCTCATCGATTAATGTTATCCAATTCTCAGTTTCATGAGCTTCAACCTGAGAATAATTAAAACAACGCTCAATAGAAGAACGTTTTAGAGGTGATAAAAATATACCTCCTGGCAATTGATAAAATGAACGTTTTAGAAAAGTGACCTGATCTAAAGCGTGCACAAAATTTCCATCTCCATACTTATTGGCAGGGGTATACTTTTGATCTAAATGTTCACACATAATTTTTGAAATATTTTGAAAATTAAACACATCCTTATATAAATTACTAACTGAATATAAAACATCATCACCATAAAACACAATTTTAACATTATCCATATACACTTGCAAATCACGCTCACCAGTTAGTTGAATAAATGTGTACCAATGATATAAACTATTAACAATACAATTAAGCACAGTTGTTAAAGGATTTCCTGATTTATTCCCACGTAACGTTCGATAGACACAATCTCCCGAAGACATAAAACTATATAAGCTTTCATAAGCACAAGCATAACGTGCATCTGTCCACCTATCATTGGGACACACTGACTCTATAGTTTTAATAATTATTAAATATGCTGCCTTATAAAACGCAGGGGGAATCGCTCTATCAAAATTTCCAAAATCCGCATCACCAACACTTGGAAATACACCTATATGATGAGCAATTTTCGACCAATCTGAGGAAATCGGATTAACACCTATTGCATGAGATTTGGCTATTCCCAATTGAGTATAATAAGCCTTATATCTACCAAACAAAAATCTAGTCAATAACACTATATCTATAGCCGGTGAAGAAAATGTACGAGTTTTTCCTATTTTAATTGCTTCAATTGGCCGCAATTCATCTTTCAAACAATCCTTCCACAATGAAAACGTCACTTTTCCTTTCTGAGCTTGTAAAAGCTTATTATAGAAAATTGCTCGCAAGTCTTTCGCATTTTTATCATCTCGCCACGATATATTACCACTATCAGATATATTAAAAACATCACGCTTATGTTTAAGACCCGGGATTAAATTAAAAGGCACACCTATACTTGACCTAGTTTCTAATTTTTCATGAAACTGTATCATACTATTTCCATTCAACATTTCATCTTCAGCTAGTACACCGTCACCCACAGTACCAATATTCCAATCATCCTGTTTAAATAACATTGTATCATATTCAATTTGAGTTCGGACCATATAATCTAACAAATCAAAATCTATATTCGAATAATCATGAGCCCCAAATTTCGAAGTTTGTGTTACTAAAATTGACGGTCTATTCATATTATCTAACAATAAATTTGAACGATCATCCATCCGCTTATCATCATTTCGCAACACAGCAGGTTGTTCTAATTCAGGAAATGCACCAAAGAAAGGAGTCTTCTTAAATACACTTCCCCCATTCCAAGGAGCAGGATGAGAAGTATACTTTGTAGATCCTAAAACTACTACATTACCATGAGGCATATCCACAGGTGTATCATTAGAAAAATCAACAAGGTCAAAGAAATTATTGAAATCAGATTCAGTATCTAAACAACATACTCTAAAATCTTGCAATATATTATAGGGACGTTGATACACCAAACCTTGCGGCTTAACATTTATACTACCTAATAACTCATCGATATACTCACGACATACTAAAATTGAAAACGCATAATTTGGCCCACCAATAACATGCATTCCTAAAAGTTTATTCGACATTGCAGTATTATACATTATTATAGGTCCACCACAATCTCCAGCTGTTGTTGGAGACCCTGCCACACTAACACCTATAACTTCAAATCCGGTACGAACAATATTATTACCATCAACTAACATTCTTTCTTTCTCTCGAAAACTTGCATTTGCCAAATAACTTAAACCACTATTTGGAAGATAATGAATAACAGGGACACTAGAAGGAATTTTTGAAATTTGATCAAAAGTAGGAATATGATTCAATAACAAATTAGAGAAATTTTGAAAAGTTTCAAAAGGTATTTGAGTCTTAAACTCATCGGTAATTTTTGCTGAAATTGATTTTATTGATTTCGTATCTGCCAATTCAGCTAATGCCAGATCTCTATCAACATTAATAGTTAATACTTTAGCTAATGTACGACGAAGTTGAGATTTTAATGGGGAAACGCTATTATGATCTAATGTTGACACAACAACCCAACTTTTTCCATATTTTTCAAACACTTTCCTATTAATTAAGTGTGCAGGAAAAATAATATAATTTTGAAAACCCCAACCTAATAAACTATTACCAACTACAGCAGCTTCCGCTGCAACCAACAAAGGTGCAACCCCAACCAGACAATTTTTCTTCATACTAGATAAAAGCATTAAGGCATTAGGATCTGACTTAACTTGAAGCATTAATTCTGGACGTAAATTACCTTGCATACGCAAAACCTCTTGTTCTATATCAGATTTACTAACAGATGATGATTTATCTAATGGCACTAACAAGTTATGTCTAATCAACGCTTCAACACAAATTTCACGAGTATAAGTTTCTGAATCTAAAATACCTAAATTTGAAAAGAAAAGGTTATCACTCAAAATAAATAATAACCACCATGCATAATCTCCACAAAACCATGAATTATTAAAACAAATTTCAGGAATATAAATATGAGGATGACGATTTTCAATAACCCAATTAACAACATCCATTAAAAAGTCAACAAAACCATTTAATGTAGGGGATTTAACTGTACGCACAAAACATCTATCAGTAATGAGATCTTTAACTTCTACATCTAATGCAGTAGAGCTATTATAAAATACCATAGGGCTTTTCATCCATTCATCAATCGATACACTCTTATCTACATAATAAAAAGTATCTAAATTATCACATACTTCAATTAAAG